TAAGAAGCATTTCCGATTCGAAAAGCTTGTCTGTTATCGTACCAATGCTCGACCAACAATGCACAAGCTTGTTCGAACTGTTCTTTTGCGTCTTCGTTTGTTAAATCGATTTCTCCTACTTTGTTTTTTACTCCGATTTTTGCGCGTTTATAGAATTTCTTTAAATCTTCGTCCTCATCGTCATGATCGATTCGTAAATAACTTTTTAAGCGTTCTAATTCTTCAGGCGTCATAACATCACCTCTTTGTAAAGGAAAAAGAGGACAATGTTACTTGCCCTCTTTATTAGCTTTCTTTTTCTTCGGTTTTTCTAAAAAACCTTTGTCTTGGAGTTCTTTGATTCGTTCCTCTGTTCCTTCGTAGGAATCGCCAACTTTGTAGAGTTTCTTTGTGTTTTTATCTCTAAATTTCTTGATGACCTTCATTGTATACCTCCTATGCCTCTGGAACTGGTGTGATGTCTAACTGACCGTATACTACTGCCTCTGAATCCCATGCTGTTACGTCTAAACGCTTAATAACACGGAATTCAGTTGTGTTAGTTCTCCAAGCGTCTCCGCCTTCGCGCGTCTTGTCGATCGACAACTGTTTTCTATCCCATAAAACAACAGCCTCTTTTAAATCTCCAATAATGATCGGTGCTAAATTACCTTCTGTTGCGATCGTCTTGTTAGAAAGCTTGACGACAGGATACCCGAACAACAATTTTCGTGTTGGTTGTGTTGGATCAGGCTGTAATAATGGACGTCCATTTCCATCTTCTAACTTATCCAGATAATTAAAACCATCTTGATTTGTGTAAATTCTAGTTGTCGGTAAGAATGCCGGGTCTAATTCTACATTGATAATATCTTTGATGCCTAAATAGTCATCGATTTGTACTTTGTCAAAACCGTCAACAACCTGCAAAATTAAATGATTTTCAGTTGCTTTAGACTTCTTAGCAATCCAACGTACGAGATAGTTCTCTAATGCTTGGTCTGTATCCTCCAAAATAGAGTTGTATACAGGCAAGAATCCTGCATAATCCTCAATGTTATATTCCAAACGGTCGAATTTAGGAGATTCGATTTCTTGCATTGCGTTCGGATCACCGTATTCACTTAATGGTGCAAATGGTGTATGGTCTGCACGACGTTCCAAAGTACGCGCTCCCTTGTTCGTTGAAACAGGCTCTACAGTTACGTATTGACGTAAATCGTCTTCTGACTGACGTAATTCGTTGATTTTCGTTTGAATGTCCTCTGGGATAATATACCCGCCATCTTCTCCCGTTCCAGAAGATAATCGAGCTTTGTATTTATTCATGATGTCGAGTTCTTCTTCTGTTAGTGACTTTCCACGAATTGCTTTAAAAAATAATGATTTGTACTCTTGTAATTCGTCATTGTCTTGTTCTGCTATCATTTTAGCGCCTTTGTTGTCAACTCTTGGCAAAGATACTCCCTCCAATTCTTTTTGTAATGCTAAGAAATTATCTAACTCAGCTTTTTTTGCCTTTGCTTCATCTAACTTCTTACGAGCTTCCTCGTGTTTTCCCCCATCAATTAACGCTTGTACTTCCTCTTTTAGTTTTGAAATATCTTGACGTAATTCTCTTTCACGGTTTGTCAATTTGATTACCTCCTATTTTTTGAATTAAAAATAGACCCCTATAAACTTAAAAGGTCTAGTTCATTTTGTAATTTTAATTTTTCTAACTCTTCGTCAACTTTCGAAATTTCTTCTAGTAACTCTTTTGGTACATTTTTATAATTCTTCAACAAATGTTTCGCACTTGCTGCCACCTCTACAGCATTTATGATTTTAATATTGAAGTATTTTGCTGCTTCTTCTGCCGTAAACCATGTTTCATTATCTAACATTTCTTTTATTTCTTTAATATCAACTCCTTCACGTAGATTTTCCTCATATGCTTTCATCAAACCTTCCTCGATTTTATCAAGATCATCAGCTATTTTTCTTAAATCATTAGCGTTACCTCCAACAAATACCCACGGTTTGTGAATCATCATAAATGAATTTGATGGCATGTAAATTTCATCACCAACAAGAGCAATCACCGATGCCATAGAGGCTGCCACTCCATCAATCTGAACGATTTTCTTTGCTTTGTTGCGCTTTAACATGTTGTATATAGCAATTCCTGCAAAAACAGATCCACCAGGTGAGTTAATGTAAATATTTAAAGTTTCTAGTCCTTCAACTTGTTCTAGTGTTTTCTTTACATCATCTGGCATTACGTCGTATTCATCCCACTTCCAGTCAGTGTTGTCTACAATTTCACCATAGATATATAGATTAGCGCTCTTTTCAGTGAGATTTTTTACTTGCAGAAATTTAATCTTCCTCACCCCCTTTAAATCCTGCTCTAGCCAACTGATATTCGTCAGCTATTTCTATATTCACGTGATTTAGGTCGACTCTATGCGTATCTCCGCCTTCAATTGCGTTACGCTCTTCTAATTCTCTAACTTCATTAATCGAATACACGCCTTTATCAAGCATGATTTTATAGAATTCTCCTCTTGTTTTCGTGTCAGCTCTAAGAATCATATCTAAGTTGACGTTAATATAATATTTTGACTGTTCTCGTTCAGTAAACAGTTTATTTGCGAATTCCTCTTGATACTGCACTAAACTAGGGTTGATTGTGTTTTGTAAGAATGACAGATTTTCCTGTTCAATATTCGAATATGTTGCGCGATCTAGTTCGTTCACCATGTGTAGTGGTATATCGTAAATGTTTGCTATTTCAGCTCTATCAAACCTCATAGCTTCAATAAATTGAGCGTCTTTTAGTGGCATACTTAAACTTTGGAATTCTAATCCTGCGTCTAAGATAGCCACACGTTGCGCATTATCAATTCCAGTGTTTGCTTTTTCCCACTCATCACGAATTTTTTCTTTTGCCTCTTTATTAAGCATTCCTGGTATTTTTAAAAAACCGCTGTTTACTGCGCCATGCTTAAAAAACTTACCTTTGAACTTTTGCGCTGCTTGTGAGCTTCCAATTGATTCCCTAGCAATTTGAATCGGAGTTTTTCCCTTTAATCCATCTGTTGAAAGTGTGGTTAGATGGATAATGTCATGATAAGGGATTTTAACTTGTTCCCCGTTTGGTAATGTTGTCAAATACCATAAAAAATTAGTATCAATATCTAAATACGGTTCAGTGACTGATGGATTGAGTAACCATAAGGCCTTTGGCTTTCCATCTACTCCCCATTCAATGTTTATATAAGCATTACCCCATAAGTTACGATGTGTTTCTGCCAAATGTTTAAATTTGAACGGTCCTTGATAAGGATTGGGTTGTCTTTCAAGTAATTTAGCCACTGCATGATTCCTGTCACGTTCTCGACCTTTGTTAGTTCGTTTAAAAGTTTGAAATGGCAACATAGCTATTGCATTTGCTCTTATATTTATGCACCTAAAAACAGTAGGTACGCCTAACGCGGAATTGACTGTCACTCTTTCGCCACTTGACGCTTCGTGTCCAAACATCTTCACAAACCACGAACTCGAGTTCCTTAAGTCTGTTGTTTCATTCCTTGAGTTTAACAGACTACTAAAAATCATCTACCTCCCTCCTTTCAACGTTTCGATTTAGCTAAAATTAATCCGAATAAAAAAATAACCGAACCTAATAGATAATTGCCGATTAATATGTTAATTGAGTACGTTGTAGCTATGATAATTCCGATTCCAAGCAAAATAAAAAAATCCTCTAACCAATTGGTAAAGAAGGATTTAAAAAACGATATTATGAATTCTTTTAATATTTGTGCTATGTTAATCACCTCTTTTGTGTATCCCTATCTAACGCCTCCAAGATCACTAAGATAGGAATCAGGATTATAAATAGTGCAAGCCATATTATTGACGGTAAGAACGCAACAAACCAACTAATTTGCAAAATGTTTGCTAACTTTAAAACAATCAATATTACGGTTAACAGATTGAGATATTTCATTTCAAGCCTCCTGGCACTTTTTACAATAGATATACTTATATTCAACATCACCATCTAAATTCCTCAACGTAACCTCTTCTACGCTACTTGAACCACACTCGCACTTTGTCAAATTTTCACCAACTGATTCACCATCAATATAAAGTGTTATTTCTTTATCTAACTCTAAAACCTCAACTTCGAGTGAATCGTCAGTGATTAAAACTCTTCTCTCTAAACAACTTTCTATCCTGTTTCGTATTAATTTTTCAGACTCTTTATTAAGAATTCCTTTAGCTTTGACATGCAATATTTTCATTTCTACAACCCCCAATTATTTAAAAAGTGGCTACTTAAATCTTGAACTTGTCCAACTGTCGCACGACTAAATGCGTTTATAATCGCTGCTATTGGGTCAATTCGTTCGGTTGATTTTGATTTATCTAACATGATGTTCTCTTGCGCGTCTTGTTTTTGAACCGCGTTACCAATCGCCCAATTT